GTCGGTGTACTCTTTTTCTTCACGGTCGATGAAATACCCCTGCCCAAATTCATCACCAATATTGTAAAGGTCTGCAAAATAGGCTTGCTCGTCATAGCCGGTAACGTCGCCAGTATCGGGGTCGTAAATATTATATTTGCTATCGTCCGATTGCTTTACGGCTGCGGTATAATATTGATCAACAACTTCTTGTGAGGGGTCACCTCTGAAATATGGATCATCGAACTTTCTAAACTCCAGCATGTCGTATGGCGTTGCGCCAGGTACTAGCTCCGTCCACTCCTGACTGTTTGGGTTGAGCTGTCTGCTTTGTATATCAAAATAGCGTGACCGATCTGGTGGACTACCTGGAGTACCGAAACCCATCAGTCTTTTTTCCCGTACTCAGCGAGCAGTGAAGGGCGCATAATTTCTTCATCAGCCAACAGACCCTGCGGCCCGGTCACGATGGTATCTTTACGACCGAAACGCTTTTCCTCTTTTTTCCGCAGCTCTTCTTCGAGGTACGGATCAGCAGGTTCGATTGGTGGAGCTGGAGGCGGCGGCGGTGGTGGCGGTGGACTTCGTGGGCTCATAAATCCCATATCAGGCTCCTAAATGCTGGCCTAGCGGATTGTAGCTACTATCCGCAAACGCCTGTGGTGCGTGTTGAAAGTTATTCATTTCTTTAATACCGATAGCCAGATACCTGAACGCATCGGCTGCATGACTTGAGAAGTCGTGGACAGGCGACAGTCTGAACGCCCGTGTTTTTGGATTGTATGCACGGTGGTATTGCCGTAAGCACTCAATGCCGTGCTTGCAGTTGGTTAGGTCAAACCAGCATTTGCTCATAATAAGCTGTGCGGCGTGAATACCGTCCTCAATTGGCAGTTTAGGTACGACCCTGAAATTTAATCCAAGATCCCACGCGATTTCTCGCCTGGACTTGCCCGTCCCAAGTTCACGAACTTCAATATCGTGAGGCGCATTGTGATCCCCATACAGATAGCCTTTGCGTGATAGTATTTCACAGTAGTGGGGCAAGCCCTCATTACGCGCTTCATAGTAATCAACAATGTTTATGCGGCCTCCGCGCAAAACTTGTGCAAACCAGATCACTGAACTGTCACCAATTCCAAGGTCCCAGAACGTATCGACACGGTGACCAGGATCAACCGGGACATCGGTAATGCGGCCATCTTCCATCGCCTTCTGCATCTCTTTGCCATAGATCGCCCCTGGGACATTAGCGACCCAGCTACATTCAAATTCCTGGTCAAACTGGTCTTGCGACATCATGGTGCGAGCGGCTTCCAGCTCTTCAGCATCGACAATCCCGGTTTCACTCGCCTTAAATACGGCGGTGTACCAATCCTTGTCGTTCTGTGCCGCTTCATACAGATCAAAGAATGCGTTGTGACCCCGTGGTGTCCCTATGAATAGGGCAGAACCCTTGCGGTCAGACAAAGCTGGCCGGATAATCTCAGGAAACAAAGTTTCCGGCATGTCTGCGACTTCATCCATACAGGCAAAGTCAAGGTATATTCCCCGTAAACTGTCCGGCGTTTCCGCACCCAGCAACTGTATGCGTGACCCGTTTGGCAGGTCGCAGCGGAGTTCAGTCTCGTGAAACCGTACAGACGGTATCTTGCCAGCAAATTGCTTTAGATAATCCCATGCGACCGATTTGGCCTGTCGATAGGTGGGCGCTATATAAGCGACCCTGGCGTTTGGCTTGTCACATAGAATTGCGTGACGCAGCAGGTGATTAATCGCCATAACAGTTTTACCTGCGCGTCTATGGCAGACCACCACAGCCCAGCGGTGCTTATCCAGTTGCTCATGCAAATGGGCCTGCAATGGCCTGGGCGTGTAGGGTATGACGATCTCAGTCATTCATCAACAACACAAGCACAGCCACGTTTTAGCTTGGCAACATAAAGTTCATCGTCGCACTGGCAATCAATAGCGTGTTCTTTGCAGCGGTCACAAATAGGATCACCGCAATGCTGGCACTTTTTATCATCTATTTGCATATCTGAGGTAACCAACGATGCACTTTTTGAAAATCAGCACACAAGGCTTGCACCAATTGCTTGTTACCACTCGATTTAGCTAGGCTAATTCTTACCAATGCAATTTGCATTGCGTTAGCACTAACTAAGGTGGTCACTTGTGTACGGTTAGCGTATCTACCTTCTACCGCAACAACACCGCCGCCTATACTGGCAACAAGACCTATAACGGCAGCAGCTTGAATAATAGTTTTAGGCGTCACTTCTTCTTTTTCGCCTTCTTCTTCGCTTTCTTAGCGGCTGCTTTTCCCTTAGCTGTATACGGATATTTCTTGCCTTGAACCATTGGCATGGAATTAACGTCCTTTCATTATTAACGTGCTCTCTTCGTCATAGCCTTCCTTCTCATCAGCTATGTCTTGTTTGAGAACTTCGATAGCACTTTCAGGAAATTCGTCAGCAAACCCTTCTTCGATCTGCATAATGTGGTTTTTATTAGTAATTTTGCCTTCCAATACCCGCCGCATAAGGACCAGCCATGCTCCGTCCACTGTATTGTAAAGGCCGCCGTATTCAGTTTCTGTGTTGATATTCCGAAACACATCAACCATTTCTACAGGCGGAATGTCCTGCGCCTTGATGGTTGGATCAGTCAACATTTTTAACCAGCTTCAATACCTTTGCAGCCTTGGCTTGAGCTTCAGTGCTGACTTGCTCCTCGCCGCCACCCCAGGACAGCGTTATTTCACCAGCGTTATCGACATCTTCCTTCTTGTGCCTGACGCCTCTGGGTTGCATCCGTGCAAACGTCCATTTCAGAGCATCGATCTCCAACCTGCGTCGTTGCACCTCTGCATTAGCTAGCTTGGGGTCCATGTCTTCAGGCAAAGGCTGCCTTGCCAAGTCGTGCATCTCGTCAGCTAGCACCTCTGCACCAACGGCACGAGCACGGCTGTACATCTCATACAAGTCATCATTACGCTGTACTGCTTGCAGCACAGTTACCCAATGAGGCTGCTGATCGTCGTTCTCGCAGATGCTTCTTAGTGACTTGCCTTTGGCTAGCTCGTCGCAGACTTTGAGCATACGTGTCTTGTTCAGTTTTCCTGCCATCAGTGTATTGACCCTCTGGGTGGCCTCAAATCAGCGCCATCCTCATAGTCGCCCATAACATCAGTTAGCCACTCTTGGGCCTCTGCGGGGCTGTGAAAGCCTTCAAGGATGACGATGAGGCTGTGCCTCTTGTCATTTGTAGGCATTGTGTATGCGTAATAGATCATGGCGGCCTTTGTGTGTGAGGCTCCATTCCTTCTGTGTATATTATCGATATAGAAACAGCGCCCGATTTCTGGGGGGTGTGGGGGGGTCGCGTTCCCAAAATTTAAATGCTCACGTCGCGGTGTGCTGTTGTTTTATCAGCGTGTGCTACAGCCTGAGCCTCGTGTTCAGGCTAGACGGTAATGGTTGGGTAACAGTTTTTAAAAATTAAAAGCTTGGGGGGTATGCCGTGCCAGCCTCACGCGCGAGCTGATATGCCGACAGTCGATACATAAAAAATATCTATCCTCCCCATCCCAACTCACCACACTAAAGAGCCAGGCCCGAAGGCCCGGCAGTCGCTAGCGATAGATCAAGAGAGGTGGCGAGCCAGGCTTGAACAGCCAGGCTACAAGTCAACGCATCACAATAACGGCTGTTAGTACATTGCTAATGATGTGAATGGCGGTAATTGGTGAAGTGCCCATGGTGGATTAAACACTTGACATAGTATCTAATAGTTACTATATAAGTAAGTGTCAAGAACAAATGGAGCTAAAAAATGCAAGACAATCAATACACCATCAGGGCTATTTTAAACGGCAAAATGCAACCAGTGCAGCGTGTTACTTCTCTTGAGGCTGCCGAACAATACATTGACGAAGGCTTAGGCTTAGACGGCATTTTGGTTAGAACGCCACTCGAAAAAAAGAGAGGACGAATGGATGCGAACGCCCCAGTAATTGATTATTGGGAAACTAAAGACCTTTTATGTGCAGGTAGCTTTCGAGTTGTCATTGTTAAAACATCAGACCTAACTAGGGAGCTTGCCCAATGAAAATAATCACCATCGAAAAATCAGCAATTGATCGTTTTTGTAAATCATGGCCGTGTCACGGTTTCCCTAGCAATCTTGATTTAATCGTATTCGCAACCAATGACGGCGACTTGATCGACCTAGAACTATGCGACGCGCAAGACAATGTGATTACATCGACCGATTACGACGGCAGCGGCGCGATGCCAGCCCTACTTGCTGACGCAGAAAAAAACGCAATGCAACAACCATTGCCGGAAGGCTGCATCGCTAAAAATAACCTTGTTTATATTTAAACCGCACCAGGGGGGCGCTGGAACGCCCCCCAAATGCTAACCACTAAATGATCATGGAGGATCAAAAATGGCTACTAAACAAGATAACAGAACAGAAACACGCGCTGCAATACGTACAAGATAC